TTGTCATTCGTTCGATTCGGATAGAGAGGATTATTCTCCTGTAGCTCACTCGGAAGAGCGTGCGACTGTTAATCGCGAGGTAGTGGGATCGAAACCCACCGGGAGAGAAACATACTTAAAATAACAATCACAAACTCTGGTAAGAGATGTCCTCTATTACCAAAGTATTGTTTTACCCAGTTGCGTCTCTACGGAAGCGATTTGGAAGACGGCCGAGGGCTTCTGTAGATAATTGCCCCCCTCCGACTGAAGAGGAGAAGCAATGTCAGTTTGGTTCCTATTGTGTTAAGGCTACGGTGGAGGCTACAGGTAAGAATGGTGTCGTGGACAGAACTTTCATCGGATACAGTCAAAATATGAATATCACGATGAAAACCCAGGTTGCGTGTGATCGATATAAGCTACCGGGTACCGAATGTAGCGAGGCTACCCTAGTTATCAAAGGTGGTGAGTGTGATGAAGTTATCATGATGAAGACGAGGGATGGTCGAATCATGAATCTGTCGACCCCAGGTTAGAATCAATCACAATCGGAGGTGCTTCAAGTATCTCAAGTTCGAGCACACCCTCTTGAACTTGAGATGGCTTCACGTACGCGATGCGACAATCTTTCGCCCTAAGGACGGGATTACCCACTTGTTGTGGGACAGCGATGGGTTTGCATAGGAGTGCGAACATTATTTTAATGTGAAGAAATAATAAACGCCATGAATCACTGCCTCGTGTTCGGAGCCAGGGGGCATCTGGCGAAGACCCGTATCATTCCAGCTCTCAAGAAATTGGATTGCCCTCACACTCCCATTTCTAGACAGCAGGTGGCAAACCTGGAACACTTGAAGGATGTACCCAATGTCGTCGCGTATATGTCAATCCCTACACACAACTTTTGTGAAAATGTGGAGCCTTACCTCGGACTTGTCGATGCAACATATGTTCTCGAGAAACCACACGGACATTCGAAGTATGACTTTGAAAGAATCAAAAAGTTTATCAACGAAAATAATCTAAAAGTTTTGTACAACGATCACTATCTCGGTAAAGAAGTTTTGAAACATATACAGACACCAAGAAAACTCGAATCAATCAAAATCAAGTTACATGAAAATGGTGACATGAATGAGCGGATTAATTACTTTGATACTGTGGGTATAGTTGGAGACATGTATCAAAGTCATTGTGTCCTATTGTTTGCGACAATTATCGCTAAACATACATTCAGAAGTCGTGAAGAAATCTTAAAAGAATTGGCGGCATCATCACCAGAAATAATTCAAATTGCAAGAAACTTGGAGTACAACGGAACAGCACCTACGGAATGCAAAATTACTACGACATACAAAGGTATCAAATTGGAAGCGGATCTCGCCAAGATGGTTGAAGCAGATAAATACATTCTGATGAATGGTAACGATAAATGGAATCTCGATCTAGGTTGGTGTGCGTATGAGAATGTACTCAGACAGATTAGATGTGGTAACAGCGACTTTTTCTTGAAAGAGAAGGAAGTTGATTATCTATGGGATCATGCCTCCATCATTTCGTGTTGACCGAAATAGTTACGCTGCGCCATGATAAACTTCATGGATGTGGATGTCTGGTGGGTAAAGTCATACTGAGTGAGAGCAGCCTGAATAGCTGGACAAGGAATACCAGCAGCCGTGCAATACATCATCATGACTCGCGCGTTTTCAGCAGTTTCTTCGATAATGCTATGATAGTCTCCCCCTATCATCGGACACTCGATGATGGTACCTGAAGACCATGCATGCTTAATACTTTCATCACTGACATGTCTAGTGGCCATGAGGTTATAACCTTCAAGGAGGGAAGTTGCAAATACGAAACGAAGAGCATCTACCGCAACCGTAAAGTCAATAGCATAGTTTCTATGATCAGAAGTGTTGATCGCTTTAATGAGACGACTCGTAAATCTAGAATTAACTGCAGAGTTAATTGTAGGAGTTGGAATTCCATATTCGAGACCAATCTCTGAACACCACAAACCTGTGTTATTCATGTGTCCGATATCAGCAATCTTGTTAAAATCATATTCATGAAGTACGTCAATAGCCGACTTTGTGAGGTATCCATAAATGTCGGTATTTTCAAGCCTCTCGAGAACCTGACCCATGTAATATCCATCTTGGTTGCAATAGGCATATACATCGGCGATGCCTTGGAGCATACCATACTCTACACCATTGTGTACCATCTTTGTAAAATGACCGACACCATAATCCTCACCCATGTATGCGTAACTCTTGGCAAATGATTTGAAAAGATCTTCTTGTTTTTCAAACGTCTTTAGAGATCCACCAATCATGAGTGCGGGACCCAATCGAGCACCCTCCGCACCACCGGAAAGACCCGTTCCAAGATAGCCAATTCCTTTGGATTGACAGAACGCACCTCGATTCCTCGACGTTCTGTAAAATTCGTTGGAGCAATCAACAATTGTGTCACCCTCGGTCAGCATTGAACTCAAGTTTTTTACCACCGCATCCGTAGTTTCACCATGTGGAAGAGCTGTGATAATTGTGCGAGGTGTATCCATATTGGTGACCATTTCTTCGACATTTTCATAACCTTTGACCCTCGAAGACTTGTCGACGATAGCTTTCACTTTTTCAGCTGAACGGTTGCACACATTGAGTTCGTGGGACTTCTGGATGTTTAGGGCGAGGTTACCACCGATGGAACCGAGACCAATGAGACCGAGGGACATTATAACTCTAGTTTGTCCCATCCTTTTATACTTATTTCACTCTCTTCACACCAAGGATACACCTCTTCCCCAATGAAGTTTAGAGCGTCTGTACCAGCCTCGATACACTCGTCACATATACTTTTATTGTCATCTATGATCAGACCAATGTTTAGAGCGCGGCAGATGGCAGACTTTTTCACTTCGTTGGGTGTATAGCTGTTTGTGAGAATGACGTCATCAAAAATACCTGGGAAATAGTGATTAATCCACAATTCAGTCTCTTCCCTCACCGTGTCTTGACGACCCGTGACGATGTACATCTTCTTCGCACCCCCTCGAAGTTTGTACATAGCTTTTTGGGCACCTTTTATGGGGGTGAGTTCCATGAAGTCTTTTGATTTGTAAAACCCTTGAACCATCTTTTGTGATTCAACTTCGTTTATGTCGAAGATTTGTCTGTACACGTAGTTATATTTGGGTTTTCGGATCGTCAGTTTTTTCCATTTCGCCATGGGCTGAAGAAAGTTGACTAAGACTTCATCGATATCGATGGCCACTCGGTTCATTTCTATACTCTTATATTATTCATAATCTCTAATTGCTACACCAACGGGAAAACGTGGGATACCGAGAGCTGTTAGGTTTTGGTATCGAACCGTGAGCTGTTTGCCGATATACTTGTCCTTCTCCATGAGAAACGTTTTACGCACTTCGAGGGTTCCCTCCGGTCTGACCGAAAAGTGTTGATCACCCACCCTGCACACCCAAATAGCTGTACCCTTTTCACGACCCGTGCCTTCTTTGACATCCACAATCTCGTATTCATCGGTTTGAAAAGCCTTGTGTTTCAGGAGATAGTTACTCCTCTTCCCAATCTCATATGTACTCAATGCATCCCTAATCATGATACCCTCGTGACCTTGGTTGACGAAAAGATCATGGTATCCTTGAACTTCGGATTTCCTATTGACGAGAAATGTGTCGACAGTAATTCGATCCTTCCTCTCTTCGAACGTGAGTTCCGGTCTGTTGACGTCGAAATAATCAAAGATATGAAACTCCAGATCTTTTGGGTTCATTTTGAACATACTCGTGATTTCTTCAAAAGTCTTGTTGGGTGCGTAACACTCACCATCGAGGTATTCACCATCCTTGAGACCACGTGCAAGATGGTCGACACCTTCAACAGGTTTCCCAGTCCGTGAGAAACATCCCTTGTTTGACACGATAAGGCGAACACCGTCCAATTTGGGTTGAACATAAAAAGGTTCGGAGATGTATTTTTGGCGATCTTCCCATTTGTTGGCCAACATGGGGAGAATCTGGGTACATTTGGTTTTTTCATTATTCCACATGGTCTGTGCACGCTTGAGAGCCTTCTCATAGCCCGTCTTTACATTGGTGCGGGATACAGAAAGCTTCTCAGAACCGACGACGCCAGTGGTTTTCACAATGTCAGCGGTTCCATTGCCGAGGTCTTCGACATGAATGTCAATGAAACGTTCGTTTCCAGTCTTGTCTTTGCGGATAAGGCGTTCCATTCTGGGAGTAAATAAATTCTCAACTTTAATTAGATGTCTGGTATACCAGTTGTGAATTACGGTAGAATGGAACGACTTAGGCCTCCAGAAAGCACAACAATACCTATGAACTTAAATACACTTTGTATCATATTCATAGTTTTGTGCGTTTTAGGTTTGTACAATCGAGCCGTTACTATTAGTCAACGACGTGAGCGATATCATACTTGAGACACTTGTCGGGTGTGAGGTAAATATCCTTCTTCATGAGGCGTTTAAACTTTTTCTCTGGAATCTTAGTCTTGGACATATACATTTTCTTGAGCATCTTCATAAACTTTTCAGTCGTCTTCATCTCGTTCCTGAGTTCCTGAAAATTACCCCAAAATTCGGTAGAGAGTTGGTGAATCAGAAGGTATGCATTCCTACCAATGCGACGCTCTGTTCCACCCAAGAACACGAAAGTTGCCGCACTACAACAAGTTCCTTGGGCGATCGTCACGACCTTGACCCTCGAACGTTCGAGAACATTCATCATATTCAGACCAGAAAATATATCTCCACCGTCACTCATGATATGAACACGTATTTGTGGTTCGTAACCAACGAGCTCGGCCATCTTTTTAAGGAGATCAATCTCGAGTTTCTTGAACTTTTCGACAAAATCAAGGGCATTCTCACGATCTATGTCACCATAAAAGAGAATCTCATTACCAACAACCTTTACACATTCAATCTCCTCTTCCTCTTCCGTAGGCATCTTTGAGTGCTTTCTTTACCTTTGTGACGTCTCTCGATTTTAAGCCATTTCCAACCGCGAGATGATTGATGACATCAAAGTCTTGTGGAGTAATTTTGTAGTTCATGAGGGGTTCTAAGTCTCCATTTTCTGCATATTTCTTTAATAGGCACAATTCTTCAACACCTAACCCCATCCTAGATTTTTTGCGAATTTCCTCGTATTTTTGTTTTCTCATTTTATAGTTTCCAAACTTTGTCCAACAACTTCCAGGTCTAATTTTATCCTTCTGAAGGGGCTCTCCAAGAGCTGATTTTGGTATTGTGAGCGAATTGAGTACAAAATATGGCATGAGGTTCCATTCTCCATCTGAATACATATGATTATCATACATGTCAGCTTCGGAAAATGCCTCTGCAGCTTTCGTCACATCAACACCCTTCGAGTCCAGGTAATTTTCTTGGAAGATGTCCCACATGTGTCCATGTTCTGAAACACTGTCATAAATTTGTAAAGGTCCAGATTCAGAAAGAATACCCGCTATAAATTCTTTTGGTGTTTGAAAATTATCCATTTCGTCGTATCCATCTAAATATGTGAAGAAGTTTCGAATATTTCCATGTGATCGAACAGCCGCATCATGAACCTTTGATCCAGATTGCTCAGTGAGAGTCATCAAAACTTCGGGTTTATGTTTGGGTATAAAAACTGTTTCGAAATTGGGATACATACACATATTTGTAGTAGTCACAATGAGAGAGCCCCTTGATATATTATCACCATCTGATACACGTTCTATGATTGGTTTGTATATGGGGTCATAGTCTTCGATAAACACGTTTTTCTTTGATGTTTTTATAAAGGGTAAAAATGGTGATTTACTCTTAAGATGTTCGGGTTGTAATTCGACATGACTCGTGTCTTCGAGAACCGCCTTGAGAATGTAACTCTTTCCTACACCTGGGGCACCACAAATAAACACATTTTTCCTTTTTTGGATATAGTCACGAATAAGATTAATCTGCTTCGTGTGAATTGTCGCCACAGTTGGTTGTTTTTTTTGCTCAACTATCTTAATGAAGGAATCCATCGACGATCTTACTAATCAGGCCATAGATTTGGTGCTCGAGAATGACGCACTTCATAAACGTATCGTAGAACCTTTAAAAAGGAAAATTGTACCATACGTGCTATGCACAGTTTTGACTAATCTTATTATGTTTATTCTTTTGGTGTACCTTGTTCGACGTCTGTCACTTCTTCCTCTTCCACTTCCTCTTCCTCCACTTCCTCGTACTCCTCCTCTTCCTTAGGTGATAGGTATTCACCTACCCTCTCGAATGGCGTGTCTTTGGTGATAGCTCGTATGGGTTCCACCGTCTTTGGTAATTTCAGAGGTGGTATGGGACGCACATTAAGTATTTCGGGTTTTGTGAATACACCATCAATGGGATATTCTTTCTCAAAGTTCATGAGAATTGCCTTAGGAATGGGAGGGGACTGCTCCAAAAGACTATCGTAAATAGACTTGCACTCTTCAACAAACTTGAGACCTTCCTTCTTCCTCTCCTCGCGGGGTAAAGCCAGCTGAAGGCGAATGTTTCTTGAGAGACTTCCATGACCCAATGCGGCTGTACGATGATTCTCCATCAACTCATTCACCTTGAGGAACTGCATGATCGTCGCAATGAGACCAGCAATGAGATTCATACCACCGATGATAGCTGGGGCAGAACCTCTTATACTCTCGGGTAATGTATTCTGAGCAAAGTTCGCCGTTCCCGTGATGGTCGAAAGTACAATGACAGGTAAATTAAAACGCAGACTCATTCGCTTGTACATCAGGAACGACCTGTGGTGCATGTAACGGTAGCACGCAGAAGCCTCACCCCATTGACGTAAGACATTCTCGTGATACTCGTTCCATGTTTCTTCCATATTAATTTCTTCGGACATCTTATAATAGATGAACATAATATTCCTCATTCATCTGATTTTTCTCTTGTGGATACTCATAGTTCCATTCACAAATGATCGTAGACAACTCGAGTTTTATTCGATGGTCATCCCGTTTATCTTTTATCATTGGTCTGTGAATGATGATACATGTGCTCTCACACAAGCTGAGATGTACATCACTGGAAAAAACAAAGATGAAACTTTCATGGGGCGTGTAGTTGGTCCTATATACAAAATGGAAGAGAATGACATCAATCGACTAACAAAAACAGTCTTCTTTTTGTTGTGGTCTTTTGTTCAATATAGGTTGGGGCATTTTGACATGTTCGTTGAAGACCTAAGTAAATTGATTAAAGGTAAAAAGTCAAACTAAACTACAATGGACGTTAAATTCCTCAGCGAGATTGCCCGCCTCAACACTGTCAAGGATGCTTACAAGCAATCCTACATTTCTAACCTGGAGTACCTCGAAGAGAAGCTCGATCGCATCAATTCTCAAATTGATCGCACGACATCTGAGCTAAAGATGGAGATCTTGAAGAGGCAGAAAGAGTACTACGAGGCTGAGATCGTTAAGTTAGATGAAACTATGGAGACGGCAATCAAAGACATTGATAACAAACTCGCTAAAATTGAAGCGAAGCATCGCGAATTGGAGGACCAAGCTAAAAAGAAATGTGAATCGTTTGATTTTAACTTGGAGACTCTCCGTGCAGCCATCAAGCGACGGAATCCAAATGATATTTATGACATGTTCGAGAGTACGGCCAACGCACTGTCTATTTTGCGGAAGGAGAGTTCCTCATATACTCACGAACAGACTTCAGAAATTCCCGATCTCTCTTGATCTTGGGATCGGCGGCGATCACAATATAGGTGAGGCGATTGGGGAGTTTGGGTCTGTTTCCGGTTGGCTTGGGTGTCATCTTTAATTTTTTCTTGGCGTTCTGGATCTGCTTAGCAGTTGGCATTTATTATACATTGGCAAAAAATTTAAACTTGTCAAAGAAGTGAACAGTATTTCGAAAATTGTAATACACAATCATACATAGCGCATCTGCGATATCATGTTTCCTCTCATATGGAATTTCCCCGACAATATATTTTTCAGCGATCGATACTGTTCGCTCCTTTCTCTGGTCATAGTCCAGGTGTCTCATACCAAAATGTGTATGCATGCTCACAGGTGAAATTAAAGAAACCTTATCTTTGAACATGTAGTGCAAAAGTATTTCGATATTTGTAAAACCCCCTGGTGGTTGTCTCTCTATAAGGATTTTATCAGCTGCATCAAATACTGCCTGATGATCTTCAACAAATAAAGGAACCAAGTCGACCATGTCATTTGACTTGAGATATTTATAGTCTTCGAGACTAACTTTCTTTACATACTCGACTTCAATCTTTGGACCTGCAGCAGACTCCGCGAGAACAAGACCCATATTATGATATCCGATGTCGATTGCCAAAATCTTCATGTCTTTAAGTGAAAGATTTTCCTTAACTATAATAAATGAAGAATAAGACAAAAACCAGACTTTTATGGACGGCTCTTGTCGTATTGTTAATCGTCATAGGATATATGTGGTATAATCCCCAGGTTGTCGAGATTCCCGTGGAAGTCCCTGTCATGGTGCCACCCCCTCGACCCATACGCACTCAGGAGATCAGACGCGAACCCGAGTTCAGGGGTCCTCCCATCAAGCAGTATAAGCCTGGTCATATGCAACAGATGGGTATTCTCGTGGGTGGAGACGGTGAGACCCTTCCTCTCTATGGTAAGGAAGTGCGTGGTCGTCGTGATCGCTACCACTACTATACCACCACAGGTGGAGAGAACCTATATCCCATTCCCGTGACTCATGATGGCCGCGATTGTATAGATGATATTGGTTGTCAAGAACTTTATGGAAATGAAACAGTCACGGTTACAGGCAAGACTGGTTCATTCGATGTGAAGATGTACCGAACAGACGACTTTTTTTAACAGAAGTGATTTTTCAGATGGTCGTATTCCCGCTTTTGAAGACCGGAATTTTCCGATATTTTAGCCTTGAGATTTAACAACTCTTTTATGGTATCGTCATCGAGACTTCTGATGAAGTCCCTCTTAGCCTCGATGTCGTCGAGTTGATTATGTTCCCTCTGTGCCTGTACATACGGCCACGTGTGTTTTCGAAGTGAAGCGACTTCAATCTCGAGTTGTACTATGCGTGGTAGGAGAACTTCTCTCACAAGTTTTTCTAAATCAGTCATGACTAGAACTGAGATCATCTCCCTAAGTTAGTTTTATAAACTTAAAAATTAAGTCAGTATGCTACACATCATCATCATGAACTTTCTGCGACGCATCTCCAAGCGTTTCAGTGGGTCGAACATCTCCGTCATGAACTACAAGAAGTCTTTCCTAAAAAAGATGGCTCCAGGTCTTTCATATGTAATGCACATTCAAGCTCCGAGGATCTCCATGAATGCTGGCTCACCCACAGAGTTTTACATGAAGTTTCATTTCATCGAAGGTGGTCAGGTTTCTGTCGAAAAGTTTCAAAAGTTTGTAGATAAGATGGATCACCAGGTACTCAAGGATGTATTGGAATATATCGACAACATTGAGGCGATTGAACCACCAAAAGTAGGTTTCTTTGAATCGATTATTCTCTTCTTCACCCGCGAAAGGGACGAGGAACCATGGACACCTATTCAGGTTGCTCTAGATCATATGTGCTTCAAGAGCTATGAGCTCACGGACATTGAGAAAGAATATGTCAGGATGATCGATGAAGGGGAAATCTCAAGCTTTGTAGATTTTCTTGAGTTTTAATAAGTATGGATGATGACAAAAGTGCATTCATAAAAAAACTTGCACATGGGGTGCATGATTTAATGGACTATACACAACATACAAAGCGAATTGGTGAAGATCCTCAAAATGATATCGAAAAGTTTATAAAAAAACAATTGTTTAATCAAAATCGAGATGGAACATATGAGTTTTCTATTGGAAAGTTTAGAATAGCTCTAGACATGTTGAATGATGATTTTTTATTTACTCTTCTCACATACTTTGATTCACTCGGTATAAATATAGATCGTTCTTATACATTGAGTTCTCCTAATCCCCTACTACTCACGAAGATCGAGAGAGACTATATCAAACTCATCAATGATGGGGAGATCAAAACATATTATGATTTTTTGCGTTTTTAAAACCTAAGTCGTTTAACTGTTCATGAAAAGTAAGTAAAAAAATGAGCATCATGACCACCAAGAAGGAGTTTCTCAAGAAGATCAGTGGGGGTTTCCATACCCTCATGGCGTGTTCTCACCTCGCCGATGATATCGGTATGGATGCTCAAGATCCCTGTGACATCTTCATCAGAGACAACTTTCTCGTGAAAGATGGCGCTCGATACTGGTTTTCTCCCCAAAAGTTTAACACCAAGATTGATCAAATGTCTGACGAGGAACTCTCAACCTTTCTCACGTGTATGGACAACTATGACATCTACCTGCAACGCGTGTATTGGGAGGCTTCTGTTCCTCTCACAGACCTGAGTGAAGAAGATACGAAGATTGCTCTTCTCATTGATGACCGAGATCTAGTGACGTTCGAGGATTTTCTTAGCTATTAGTAAATGCAATACAAAGATCTAAAAGATAAAGCTAAAAAGTTGGGTCTTCGTGTGACCAAAACCGTGAAAGGTAAGCGCGTGCCACTTTCAGCTAAGGAACTTCGTGCCAAGATTACCATGAATTTTGAAAATAGTGTAAAGAATGCCCAGAAGGTGATCCGTATATGTAGAACAGTTGTTCTTCCCACTGGTCAGACTCCCCAACCAGCAGCCCGTGTTCCACCCCCACCTCCACCTCCACCTCCACCCCAAGCTCCACCACCCCCACCCGGTGGAAATGCTCGTGCTAAAATGTTGGCTGAACTGAAAAACACTTTAAAAAAGAGAGGACTCAATAAGTAAATCGAATGTTGTCGTATATTCTCAGCTTTTTCCCAAAGACTGGACCATACTTTGAGAAAAGGTGTCACCTCAAAGAACTCGAGAAAATTTCGGAAGAGTGGGTACCTACATGTGACAATGTGAAGAATGCTCGATCGATCATGTCAAAATTTGTCAAAGCCCTAGATGACATGAATATACAAGCTGAAGATGAAATTCTAACTTTGAAAGGTTTTCGATCGGCAGAAGATGTCATCAAGTCTTACATTGGTGATGAAACTGCGAACAGACTCATGAAAGTCACGGGTGATTGTATCGCACATGCAACGATAGAAGATCTTAGACTCGATGATGTGAAGAAAATCCTCATAAAATGGGACGATGATGATGAAGCTTATAAAATCCTAAAACACTATGCTAAAACATTGAGAACATTCGATGAAGATGAACACGTGGAGGAATTCGTAAAGGAGTATCTTGGAGAGGAACTCTACGAACGCCTGGAAACTATGTTACGCTTCTATGAAAGATTCGAAAATCTCAAACGAACTTTAAACCGAACTTTGTAGTTATGATCTTCTTCGCACCCTCAAAGGTTGGATGACCCCAGAGGTACCAACGGGACCAAAAACCAGCCCCGTCGATACCACTCTTCTTCCAATCTTCTTTGTCACTAGACGTCACATCGAGCATCATCTCATGGATTCGTCTGGGATCACGCTCAGCTATTATGCGCTTAGGAACTCGACCACCATGCCTGAGTACATAGGAACGCATACGAGAAGGATTCTTGTGTTTGGTGTAGTCTGAATAACCACTGGCACCAAAATCAACAGTCCTGCCGTCTTCTAAGATTGCCCTGAACTTCTTTTTGCGGTCGGGGCTCTTCACAATCTTGACGCGCATACTTATATTTTACGAGTATTTAATTTTTGCACGCCATGCAGCCGTACTTCTCCTTCTTGGGGAAGAAAAGCGATCGCTCGGGACCACGACGGATGAGATAGAGGTGATCATACATGTGGAGGAGAGCGATGGTGAGGGCGAGGGTACCCACGACAACACCGTTCATCTTACGAGCAGACCACACGTAGGCGATGATGATGAGGAGGAGCACAATCTGAACGAGGGTCACCTTGGGCATGACGAAGCGCTTCTCGATAGTCTCGACCTCCTCGGTGGGCTCGGGGGCATACTTTTCCATTCGCTTGCCGTAACCTGGCATTTTTATTATCTACCGAGAAAATAATGTGGCCCTTGTTGTTTGTCCCTTTGTTACTGGTACTCCACGATTATATGAAGGCACCTATAGATCGCCTGTACTTTACGAATCCGAGGCGCCCTCTCGTCGGCATGCGAAACACGGTGATAGACATCTTAAATTGGTCATCTCAATATTCTGTGGATGATCATCCAGGACTTTGGTTGGTGAAGGCACACTACGACAAGATTCGTGAAGAGTTTCAAGAAGTTTCAAAGGTGGCTAAGAAACACCTCTTCCATGAAGCTGATCCATGGTTCGACAAGAATGACAACTACTACTTTTACAAGGCTGAAGACTTTCCAAAGCTAAAAAATCTCATCGATCAAATTCCATGTATCCATAAGGAGACTGCGTTATTCGCGGTGATAGAGGGACCGATGGTCATACCACCACACCGCGCTGAAACAAATTTGCTACTCAGATATCATCTCACTATAGAGGGTGGTGGAGACTGCACACTTTATACTGAAAGGGGGAGACATCAACACCGTGAAGGTGAAGACTTTTTATTTGATCATGCAAGGTATCATGAAGTCACAAAAACAGGTCAAGACAGGAGGGTTGTTTTGATTTTAGATGTTCATAGATGTTTCTGACACACTGCGACATACATATCACTTCCACCAATGAGTTCGAGGGTCGTGTCATCCACAATTCTCTTAGTGAATGGACCGGGATTCCCATGTCTGCAGTACTTACAGAGTGCCGAAAGCTTTGTCACTTCGCTCGCTAGGGGAATGCAGTCTAAGATTTCTCCCCACTTCCTCTGAAACGCATCACCGTCTAGACCTGCCAAGATAACATCTTTCCCATTTTCTAGACAGGCTTCTACAAACTTCTTCAGGTTGGGGAAGAATTGTGCCTCATCGATCGCGATGATCTCAGCATCCTCAAAGCCAGGCTTATCCAGGAGATCATAGAGATTGTAGACTTTGTGACAATCGAACTTGACATTGTCGTGGGTCTTGAGAACTTCATCTGGGGAACGAGTATCCTTTGCAGAATTGACGACCATGATTTTCTTGCCAATGACCTTGAGACGTTTAAGTCTCCGAATCAATTCAGATGTCTTACCTGAGAACATGTTGCCCATAATAATTGAGAGTGTCATCCTTCGCCTGATTAAAAATATCTGTTATTTTTTAAATGGGTGAAGTTCACAAAGCTGTGTTTAATGGATACGAGGGGTACTACAATCCAAACACAGGTCGCGTGAAATTGGGTAATCGTCTTTTCCCCGACATAAAGAC